CGTAGATCATCGTCAAGTTACGTCTTTCGTAGTAGGTTCAACGGGTGCTTTTAACATAGTCATAGCACCAACTTTGCCACAAGTAATTTGGTATAATACAATTGCAGTAGGTGATACAACCTTTACGGTTAATGGCTATCATCCTACTTATCAAAATGGAGGTGTAGGAGCATTTCATCCAATCTGTTTAAATCAATATTCCAATTTATTGTTGACTCGCAAGAATGCCGCAGGTAATTATAACAGTTTTCCGTTATATTTACAAGCGACACGTGCTAGAATAGTCACTATTGGATATCGAATTATTTACACAGGTTCAACGATGAATAATTCTGGATCAATAATGGTGAATCGACTCGGTTTATCATGTCAACCAGCTATACCAAATCCAGCAAAATTTAAAGTATTGAATGATCATGGACCAACTGACGAGGAATACAATGAAAATCAAGTACTCGTAGTCCGATCAAATATGCAAACTACTTTTGACAGTAGTGTGGCAGAAACCGTTAGGGTACCATTACGCCAAGGAATCACGGGTCTTTTAAAACATGGATCAGGTCAATATAGGTGGATAGATGTTACTGACAATGAAACGTATCTGGCAGCATCAGGTAGTGATTTATTTGGTATATTAACACAAACACAGGATAATGGTGTTGATAATATCAAAAGATGGCCATCAATTACTTTCATTGATGATGAATGGTCACCAGCCGCAATAGCTATACGTGGTGCCACTGAAGGTCAAACATTCGATTTGGAAACAGTCTTTTGTATTGAATACATACCTAATATAGAAAGTGATGCATCATCATTTGCTAAACAACCACCAAAACCAGCACCTAAAGTTGTAGAGAAAGGGGCTGAACTTAGTAAAGATGCACCATTAGCCGGAGCAGCAAGTACATTCATAACTTTAGCCAAAGGTGCAGCTACATTAGCACCATTAATTATGTAATTTTATACTATAACCAGTTTAGAGAATAAGTAAATAAATATCATTTTCTCTTTTAATATTGAATCTAAATAAAATGTCTTTGAACGATCTAGTTAACTTACACTTTCGTTGTGCAATAACGATGGTTAGGCCGACTATGCCAATGATATGCCCGTGCGGTCATCTTTTTGATGCACCAGCAATCTATCTTTGGTTAGCTGATCATCCATTCTGTCCAGTATCAAGATTACCATTAACACCAGAAAAATTAAGGTTCGAATCAGTGATTAATCAATTTCTCAATGATATTAATCAAACCGATGACGATCTGGTTACGAATTCGACACAAACTGATGCTCCAATGGTAGTA